AAAATGAATATAGATGAGTAAACCTTTAAGAATATCGGAACAGGCGGCTGTGCAAATGCCCATGAAAACAGTTGCCTCGTTGATTTTACTCGTAGCGGCTGGCGTGTTCGCTTATACGGAACTTACGGCTAGGCTAGTATCGTTGGAGACGTCTCGTGAGTTAATGAAAGCTGATTTACTAAAGGCTAGCGATCAAAAACCAGTCGATCAGGAACAGTTCATGCTTTTGGAGTCTCTTTTTTCTGACGTAGAAAAATTAATAGAAAATCAAGAACAAAACGTAACAAATAAAGTAAATATAGAATTTAACAAACAATTATTAGAAAAAGCATTAGAAGATATAGAAAAATTAAAAGACAAAGTAAGAGAAAACGGAAAGAATTATTGATGATTGAAACTGTTGTTGCTTTACTTTTACTAATCAATGGAGAAATAAAAGAGGCAAGAATCCAAACCTCAATGTCAGAATGTTTAAAAGGGTCTCGACTAGCTAAAAGGCAATTGAAATCTGGTAGTAATATTAAATATCAGTGTATAAAGTCAAAAGCAGAACTGGAAACAAATATAGATGGTTCTTTTTCAATTAAAACTTTAATTTTAGAATAGGCTTTATTTATTTAAATTTTTTTGATAAACAGAACTTACCTAACTCATAGGGTAAGAGGATTATGGCGAGACCAAAAAAGTATAATATTGACAAGGAACAAGTCAAAAAATTAGCAACATTAGGCTGTACAAATAAAGAGATTGGAGATTTCTTCGGTTGTAGTGCTGATCTTATTGAGAAGAGTTATTCGGAATTTCTGACAAAAGGTAGAGCAGATATGAAAATGAGGCTCAGACAGCTACAGTGGAAGAGTGCAGAAAAAGGAAATGTTGTAATGCAGATATGGTTAGGCAAACAAATTTTAGGTCAGTCAGAAAATATTATTACGGAAGACGATCAACCTTTGGCATGGAATCTTGAGTGATACCATTCCCAAAAGTAAAGGCTCAAATAATTTATGCAGACCCAGCTTGGTCATTTAAAACGTATTCAGAAAAAGGACAGAACCGATCTGCTAGCAAGCATTATAATACCCTTAGTATTGACGATATTTGTAAGTTACCTATTTCTGATATTTCTGACGATAATTGCACTTTATTTCTTTGGGCTATTGACTCGATGTTGCCAGAGGCTTTTAGGGTCATTAAAGAATGGGGCTTTACATATAAAACAGTGGCTTTCACATGGGTAAAAGAAAATATTAAATCTGATGGGTATTTTACTGGAATGGGTTATTGGACAAGGTGTAATCCTGAACAGTGTTTGTTGGCTACTAAAGGTAAACCAAAAAGAATTTCTAAATCAGTCAAACAATTAATAATTAGCAAAAGGCAAGAACATAGTAAAAAACCTGACATAGTTAGAAATAACATTGTTGAGTTATGTGGCGATCTTCCAAGAGTAGAACTATTTGCTAGACAAAAAATAAAAGGCTGGCACAGTTGGGGAGATCAAATTTAATGGCACTTACCGAACCTCAAAGAGAAGTAATTAAGTGTAATAAAAGATTTAGAGTTCTTATATCTGGTCGTAGATTTGGTAAAACTTTTTTAGCTATTCAGGAAATTGCTAAATTTGCTAGATTTCCAAATCAAAGGGTTTGGTACGTCAGCCCTAGTTATCGTCAAAGTAAAACTATTTGCTGGGATATGCTTAAAGAAATGATGATTAGGCATAGATGGGTAAAAAGAATAAATGAGTCTGATTTATCATTGTTGCTTAAAAACAACACTCTAATAAGCCTTAAAGGGGCTGATAATGACCAGTCATTAAGAGGCGTTGGATTAAACTTTATTGTGCTAGACGAATTTGCTGACATTAAACCACAGGCTTGGTATGAGGTTTTAAGACCAACTTTAAGTGACACGCTAGGTCACGCACTATTTTGCAGTTCACCAAAGGGCTTTAACTTTGCTTATGATTTATTTACCAAAGATGACCCAGAGTGGCAGAGTTTTAAATTTACTACATTAGAGGGTGGTCAAGTATCTGAGTCTGAAATAGAGCAAGCAAAGAATGATTTAGATGAAAGAACTTTCCAACAAGAGTATTTAGCAACCTTTGTAAATTACGCTGGAATTATTTATTATAATTTTAACAGAGAAAAAAATATTTTAGAAAAATATAATAAAAATTATAACACAATTCATATTGGACAAGATTTTAATATAGACCCGATGGCTGGTGTTGTTTCTGTAATAGAAAATGATAGAATATTTATTATTGATGAGATTCAAATTTGGTCATCAAATACAAACGAAATGATTGAAGAAATAAAAAATAGATACCCAAATAAAAAAATAGTTATTTATCCTGACCCAAGTTCTAAAGCTAGAAAAACGTCTGCTGGAGGTATGACTGATCTTGCACTTTTAAAGAATGCTGGGTTTGACGTTAAGGTCAGAAACAAAGCACCACTTGTTAGAGATAGAATAAATGCAGTTAATTCTAAATTTAAAAATGCTAAAGGTATAAATAGTTTATATGTTTTAAAATCTTGCAAAAATGTTATTAAATCTATAGAAAGACAAATATACAAAGAGGGAACAAATGTGCCTGATAAAGATAGTGGTTACGACCATTTTAACGATGCGTTAGGATACATGGTTGAGTATAATTTTCCAGTCAAACGGGATTTTAAACCTAACCCTCTTCAAAGGTGGAGTTGATGGATAGAAAATTTTTAACAAGTAAGCACCCTCTATGGCACGCTAATATTCAAAACTGGGAATTTTTTATTAGATCATATCTTGGAGGTAATGATTATAAAAATGGTTATTACTTACATAGATATATTTTAGAGACTCCAGAGGAATACGATCAAAGAGTTAGACACACACCAGTTGATAATCACTGTAAAAATGTTGTTCAAATTTATACAAGTTTTTTATGGAGAGTACCACCGACAAGAGATTATGGTTCTTTAGATGGAGACCCACAGTTAGAAGCATTCATTAATGATGCAGACTTAGACGGCAGATCATTTAACACAATGATGAGAGAGGTGCAGATGAATGCAAGCATCTATGGTAACTGTTGGGTTATTATTGACAAGCCACAAACTAATTTAAGAACTAGGGCTGAAGAATTACAACAAGACATTAGACCTTATATGTCTATTTACACACCAGAAAATATCGTGAACTGGAATTACAAAAGAGCCGCTAGCGGAAGATTTTATTTAGATATGTTAATGGTTGTTGAGGATATTAATTCTGAAAGAGCAATATTAAAAATGTTTACTGAGGAAGAAATAACTACTTATGAGGTATCAGATTATGAAAAAGAATATGCAGAGGGTGATGTAAAAATAATTGACCAAGTGCCAAATGCTATCGGTGTTATCCCTTGTGTTAATGTTTATAATCTTAAAGGTGGTAAAAGACCTATAGGTATTAGTGATTTAGCTGATGTGGCATTTTTGCAACAGTCTATATACAATGATTATTCAGAAAAAGAACAGCTTATCAGATTAGCAAATCACCCAAGTTTAGTTAAGACTCCAAATGTTGAGGCTAGTGCTGGTGCTGGTTCAATCATAGAAATACCAGAGGATATGCAAGCTGACCTAAAACCCTACATCATTCAGCCAAGTGGACAAAATTTAGATGGTATTATGAAATGTATCCAAAACAAAATTGATGCAATAGATCGAATCACTCACATGGGTTCAGTTAGAGGTACATCAGGAAACCAAATCTCTAGTGGTATTGCACTACAAACAGAGTTTCAATTATTGAATGCTAAACTTTCTGAGAAAGCAGATTATTTAGAAAATGCCGAAGAGCAAATCTGGGACTTGTACGCTAAATGGCAAGATACAGAATGGGACGGGTCAGTAGATTATCCTGATACATTTGATGTTAGAGATTGGGCTAATGATTTACAATTCTTACAAATGGCAAAAGCAAGTGGAATTAAATCAGAAACTTTTAATAAAGAACTTGATAAACAAATTGCAGAGGCAGTTATAGATGATAGCGAAATGATTAAAACTATTAACGATGAGATAGATAATACTAGAACTGTTAGAGGACAATTTACAACAACGGAAGTTGAGGGGCAGACTCCAGATGGCGAAGAAGAAGAAGAAAGTTAGAAGAGTACCAAAAGATAAAGATACAGATTTACCTAAAAAGTATCTGTCAGGATTGCGTGGAAGAAAAAGAAGTAGCAGAGCCACTTTGTTAAAATCTATGTCGTCTTTGTATAAATCTGGTGGTTTTATTCCAAGATCAATGTTTAAAGCGAGAGTAAAATAATGGCAGTAAGACGTAAGGCACTATCGGCAAGTACAGTTAGAACTTTAAAAGCTAAAGCAAAAAAATCTAAATTATTTAATCTTGCTGACTTAAAAGCCTCGTATCGGAGGGGGCAAGGGGCTTTTTTGTCCAGCGGGTCGAGACCTCGTATTGGTATGGCTCAGTGGTCAATGGCAAGAGTTAATAAGCTAATTGCTAGAGGTCGATCTGGAACTTTTGATAAAGATATTATTGCAAGAGCAAGTAAAAGAAAACGAAGAAAGAAATAATGGCAAAGTATCAAGGTCGAACTGTAAAACTAAACAAACCTTTTAGAACACCAAATCAGAGTAAAAAATTTGCAGTTTATGTAAGAGATCGTAGAACTAAAAATGTAAAAAAGGTAAGATTTGGCGACCCTAATATGTCAATTAAAAAAAATATACCAGCACGCCAGAGGTCGTTTCTTGCGAGAATGGGCGGGGTTTTGAGACAAGTTAAAGGGCAAAAATCTTTGTCGCCAGCATTTTGGTCAATTCGTGCATGGAAAAAAAATTTCCCATTATAACGAATGTCAAAAATATTAGATAAACTTGCAGATACCCACGAGGAAAGATTAATTAATGTCCTTTATACTTTAGAGGACGATATTATTGACTCAGTAAGAAAAACTACTGTTGGCGGAACAACACTCACAACAAGACTTGCTATACAATTACAACCACAATTAAGACAAGCAATAGAAAATACTTTTTTAAACGAGGCAGATTTACTTATTAATGAAGATTATAACAAAATAGCAAAAGAAGTTTTAGATACCTTTGGTAAAATGCCTATACCCGCAAAATTTAGAAATTTAACACAAATTGATTTACAAACTATTACTGCATTAAAATATCAATCATTTAGTGGCTTTGAAGATATTGCAGAAAGATTTTTAAAAGTTATCAATGATGAGGTTTATCAAAGTGCAATCGCTGGAAGACCTTTTGCTGATGTAGAAAAAAATATTAGATCACATATTAACGGAGTTTATCAAAAGTCAAACCAAAGAGAAATCAACGAATTAGTAGATTATATTAATGAAAATAAATATAACCCAAGTCTAAAATCTAAGGTTGAAGAAAGCATAACAAAACTTAGAACACAGTATGCCGCTGATAGGGCTGGTGAAAATCTTAGAAAATATGCTGGTCAAATAGCACATGACTCAGTAATGCAGTTTCATGGTCAGTTTACAGTAAAAAAAGCAAAAGACAGTGGACTTAATCATTTTAGTTATACAGGAACTTTAGTGCGTGACTCTAGACCTTTTTGTAGAGATATGGTAAACAAAACTTTAACCGAAAAAGAAATTCGGGATATTTGGAACTCTAGGTCGTGGGCTGGCAAAAGTTCTGGAGACCCTTTTATAGTAAGAGGGGGTTATCGTTGTCGGCATACTTGGATTCCAACAAATCCTGATTGGAACATATAAGGAGATATAAATGGCTGACGAACAACCAAAAGTAGAACAAACTACTGAACAAACTGTTTCAAATGAAACAACACAAAATGAACCACAGAAAGAGGAAATAAATAAAAAAAAATTTTCTGAGGAACAAGTAAACGAAATTGTAAAATCAAGATTAGCTAAAGACAGAGCATCTACTTACAGCAAATTAGGTGTTGAAGATTTAGAAACTGCTATCCAAGCTGTTAAGTTACAGAAAGAGGCAGACGAAAAATCTAAAATTCAAAAAGGAGAATTTGAAAAAATCTTGAAAGAAAAATCAGAGGAGTCTCAAAAAACAATAAATAGTTTACAATCAGAATTAAGAGACATCAAAGTTAATAAATCTTTATTGTCGTCTGCTTCAAGAAATAAAGCTATCAATCCTGACCAAGTTGTAGAACTTTTGAATAAAAATATAAAACTAAACGAATCAGGTAGTGTTGAAATTCTAGATAAAAATGGTATAGCTAGATATAACAGTAAGGGAGAACTTTTAACTACTGACGAGTTAGTTCAAGAGTTTTTAACACAGAACCCTCACTTTGTTACTGCAACACCTAGTGGCAGTGGCTCAGTGTCAAATGTGGATAGGTCAGAACTCAGTAAACCTTTCAATCTGAGTGATTTAAATATGAACGACCCAAAGGATAGAGAGGCGTATGCTAAATATAGGCAAGAACGAAATTCTAAACCCACAGTCATTCAAAACAAACAATAACCATTAAGGAGTAAAAGATGGCTAACGAAACGACAAGTAGCACGATATCAGAACTATATACTGAAATCGTTGCAGAGGCTTTGTTTGTAGCACAAGAACAAAGCATTATGAGAGGTCTTGTCAGAAACTACACTATTGCTGGCGGTGGTAAATCAGTAGAAGTACCGATTTATTCTACAGTAGCGGCAAATGCAGTTAATGAAGCAACTGACCTTTCTAACACAGCAGTAAATCCATCATCTGTGACTATTACAGCATCAGAGGTTGGAATTATGACAACATTAACAGACCTAGCAAGAAACTCAGCGTCAAGAAATGTTGCGGCAGATATTGGAAGATTATTTGGTGAGGCAATCGCTAAAAAAATCGATACAGATTTGACAGCATTATTTGATGGTTTCTCAACTAGCATAGGTGGTGCTGGAACTGAATTGACTATTGATAACATTTTCAAAGCAGTTGCAACTTTGCGTCAAGCAAATGTACCAGCCCCTTATTTCGGAGTGTTTAACCCTAAAGTTATTTACAATGTGAAAAAATCATTGACTAATACTTTTGTTAATCCGAATGCTGGCGATCTTCAAAATGAAGCTATGAGAACTGGCTTTATTGGAGAGATAGCTGGTGTCAGAATATTTGAATCTTCAAATGTTGATGGCACTACTGATACAGATAACTGTAAAGGTGGAATCTTCTCTCAAGACGCTTTAGGACTAGCGATGATGCAAGACTTAAAAATTGAGTCTCAGCGTGACGCAAGTTTAAGAGCAGATGAGATCGTTGCAACAGCAGTTTATGGCGTGGGAGAACTACATGACTCTTATGGCGTTGAAATGCTAAACGAATCAGTAATTAACTAAAACTAATAAGTAGGGGTGGTAAACCCACCCCTATTTTGATATAAAAAATTATGACTATAGAAACTGTAAAACTTATTAACGATAACGGAAAAGTAATTGAAAGGTCTAAAGCAAGTTATGAATCCAATATCGATGCTTTGACTAGACGAGGTTGGAAACTACATGGCGGCAAAAAAATAGCCAAACCAGTTTCTAAACCAGTTAAGGAAGTAAAAAAAGTCGTTAAAAAAGTTGCAAAAAAAAAGAAAAGTAAAAAATAATGGCAACCTCAGAGTTCGCAGTTGCAAATACAAATTTGCAAAAAATTCAGCCTGACATATTAGGGTTTGGTATTGCTGACTTTGGAGATCAATTACAATTTGCTGAAAACGATGTATTAAGACGTATCAGAGAGGAATGGTGGGAAAGATACAGACACCAAGTAAGATACAAAGATATTACAAAAGTTACATCTGTTGAAATGGTAAACAGTAAACTTACTAACTCACAATGGACTCAATCTGTTGTATATTTAGCACTATGGAAATATATTTATCCTCAACTTACAAAATGGAGAGACCCTGACACTGGAGAGGGCAAAGATTCATTCCAAGTACAAATAGATTTTTACAGGGACAGATACGATGAAGAGTTCCAAGCAATATTGCGGGACGGGGTCGAATATGATGAGGACGGTGGGGGGACTGTATCTGATAGTGAGAAAGAGCCTCTACACAATTTACGATTAGTGAGATAATGGTTGCCGACATTAAGGTAAATATAAATACCATTGAAGTAAAAAATTTTTTAAAATCAATACAACAAAAACAAAAGTCAGCCGTAAATTCAGCATTAAACAGAGTTTCAAATATGGCTATCTTAATGATAACCAAAAGAACTCAATCAGGAAAATTACCTGATGGTGGTAATATGTTACCTTATGCAAAATCAACAAAAGTAAATAGACGAAAAAGAGGCAGACAAGTAGGTTTTGTAGATTTAACTGATTCGGGTAAAATGTTTCGTAGCTTAGATTTTAGAACTGGAGGATTTAAAAGCACATTATTTTTTTCAAATAAAGAAAGAGAAAAAATAGCAAGTTTTCATGATACATTTGGTGTTGGTAAGAAAAAAGTTAAAAGACCTTTTTTTGCTATTGGAAATAAAGAAGAAAATAAAATACAAGAAGAGTTTAGTAAATTTTATTTTAGTAAGTTAAAATTATGAGTAAAAGAGAAAATATAGCTAGTGATATAATTACAAAACTTGATGCTGTAACTAGCCCTATTGAGTTTAAAAAATTAACAAGAGAACCTTTTGAAGTTGAAGAGTTATCAGATGCACAATTTCCAGCCGCATTTATTCAAGCTGGAGATGAAACTAGAGAACCCTCTGCTATGGGTGCAACAGGGTCAGGAAAATACACAGGAACTATTGATTTTCTTATAGTTGCATTTGGCAAAGGTACAGACTCAAATATTGATACTGTTAGAAACCAAATTATTGAAGTAGTTGAAGAAACACTTGATAATGATATAACAAGAAATGGAAATGCGTTGGATACACAAATTATTGAGGCATCGTCAGACGAGGGTACTATCTATCCTTATGGTGGAGTCAGAATAACTGTGCGTGTAATGTATGAATTTACAAGGGGGACTGCATAATGGCTATGGATATAACAATGGTTAAAGGAGACACCAAAATAAAAATCTCGCCTGACTTTCAAGAGTATTACGAGAAACGAGGTTTTACTGTTGAGGGTAAAAATAAAAAAATATCAGTTGAAAAAGAAACGCAAAAAGTTATAAAAGAATTAAAGAAAACAAAGGAGTAATAAATTATGGCGACTCATCATGGTAAAGACGCAGTAGTTCATATTGGCGGTACTAATATCGGTCAAGCAACTGGATTTACTGTAGATACGACTCACGATGTTGTAGAGGACACAGCATTAGGTTCATCAATGAAATCATTTGTAGTTGGAAGAGGTACGTTTACAGCGTCAATAGATATGAATTTTGACGATGACGATACTGCTCAAGGAAACCTTACACAAGGTGCTACTGTAAGTGTAGAGTTCATGCCAGAGGGTTCAGGTTCAGGCGAACAAAAATTGTCTGGTTCAGGAATTGTCACTGGAATGAGTGTTGGTGTAACTTTAGATGGAGTGACTACAAGAACAGTATCTTTACAAGGCACAGGCGGTCTAACTATCGGCACAGTATAATTTAATTTATGCCAGATGATAATAAACCCGATTATTTTAGCGGAATAAGAGATCACTTTACTGGGCTAGAAACTAAAATTATTGAAGTTCCTGAGTGGGGATTGGTAGGCGATAAAGCAATTTATTGCAAACCATTTAACATGATGGAAAAAACAAAAATTTTCAAAGGTGTTACTGCTACCGATGTTAATGTTTTAATTGATGTCATAATTGAAAAAGCCTGCGATAAAGACGGAAATAAAATGTTTGATGCTTCCAATATTCTTGGCTTCAAGACAAAAGCAGATACAAATATAATCGCTGATGTCGCCAATAAAATAATGGGAACACAAAATGTCGATGTAAACGACAATAAAAAAAACTAAAAAATAATCCTGAATTACATAATATATTTGCGTTAGCTGAAAAACTCAGTAAGACTGCATCAGAAATCTTGCAAATGCCAGTCTATGAGTTTAATATGTGGCTTGCATACTTTGATTTACAAAGAGAAGACAGAGAACGGCAAGAACGTATAGCAAAAATGAGAAAATAGATGGCTACAAAAAAAGTAAATATAGATTTAATTGCAAAAGACAAAACAAGACAAGCCATGCAGTCAGCAACAAAAGGTGTTGATGGTGTTAAAAGTTCAGTAATAAATTTAAAAAATGCACTAATAGGTTTAGGTGCTGGTGTAGCTATTAAAGGTTTTGTTGATGTAGGTAAGTCAGTCGAATCACTTCAAGTAAGATTAAAATTTTTATTTGGTAGCGTAGAAGAGGGTGCAAGAGCCTTTGATGCTATGGCTAAGTTTGCTGGTAAAGTTCCTTTTTCACTTGGAGAAATTCAATCAGGTGCGGGGGTTCTTGCTGTTGTTAGTAAAGATGCAAACGAACTTTCAAAAATATTAGAACTTACTGGTAACGTAGCGGCAGTTACAGGATTAGATTTTAGAACAACAGCAGAGCAAATTCAAAGGTCATTATCTGCTGGTATTTCAAGTGCAGATTTATTTAGAGAAAAAGGTGTTAAATCTATGCTAGGATTTAGTGCTGGTGCAACAGTTTCAGTTGAACAAACAAGAGAGGCTTTATTTAAAGTTTTTGGTAAAGATGGAGAGTTTGCTGGTGCAACTGATGATCTTGCAAATACTTTAGAGGGAACTTTGTCGATGATTGGAGATAAGTTCTTTAATTTTCAAAAAACAGTAGCAGAGGAATTTTTTGTTGCTCTTAAAAAAGAGTTTGGTTCATTAGACGAGGCACTTGCCGCAAATGAGGCTACAATATTAGAGATAGCAGAAACAGTAGGTAAGGGTCTAGCAAATGCAGTAACTTTTGGTGCAGATGCTTTTAGATTTATGCACGAAAATATAGAAGCAATAAAAAAAGCTGGTTTAGCATTTGTTGTGTTTGGTATGACAAAAGCATTTATATCATTAACAGTTGGAATTAAAAAAGCTGGTATAGCTATGATGGCTTTTAATAAAACCTCTATGAAAAATTTAGCTGGTTTATTGGCGGCTGGTGCTGTTCTTTTAGCAGACTACACAGGATTTTTAGATAAACTTTTAGAAAAATTTAAAACACCAAAAACAATAGAGGATTTTGTTTCTGAAGTAGAATTGTTAAATGAAGAACTATCATTAATAAAAGAAAAAGATTTTTCTGCTGGCAGTGCATTTAGAAGAATGCAAGATGAGGCTCACGCAACTATTGATGCCATGAAAAAAATGCAAACAGAGGTTGGAGAAAACAGTGCAGAATTTTTAAGATTAGAGGGGTTGATAGAAAGCATAAGAGATTCATTAATGGAAATTCCCATACAGGAAATAACATTTGGTATTGATGAACAAAAAAACTCTTTAAAATTTTTAAATGAGGCTTATGCAGATTTTTCAAAAGGTTTTAAAGAGGCTATGGACAAAGAGGTTACTGACGGGTTTGTTAAAGCTGGTAAACAAGCATTTACATCATTAAAACAAACATTAACTGACTTTGTAATGACAGGCGAACTTAGTATGAAAAAGTTTGCAGACACAGTTAAAAGAGCATTGATTGAGGCATTGATAGGTAAAGCGGTTCAAGCCGCAGTAGATAAAGCTATGAATATGTTTAAAATGGACGCTATCAAAAAAGCATTAATTAGTGTTTATGAGGGTGCATTAAGAACTTTTGCATCAATACCTTTCCCATTCAATATTGCGGCTGTTGGGGGTGCAATAGCTTTTGGTATGGGAATGGTAAATAAAATAAAAGGTTTTGAAAGAGGTGGAAGACCACCAGTAGGGCAACCATCAATTGTCGGAGAAAAAGGTGCAGAGTTATTTGTGCCTGACCAAGCTGGAACTATCGTGCCAAATAATCAACTAGGCATGAGTCAGCCAGTCACAGTAAATTTTAATATAAATACTGTTGATGCAAGAGGATTCAATGAATTATTAGTAAATAGCAGAGGGGTTATTGTAAATATGATTAATAGTGCAGTAAATGAAAAAGGTAAGGTAGCATTAATATGAGTGGGTCTTTACCAAACACAAACTTTCAGGCAATAAATTTAAAATCAAATCAAAAGACTTTATTTAGTGAAACTGATAGTGGAAAAACATTTAGACGACAAGTACAAGGACAACGATTTAGTTTTACAGTTTCATACCCACCTATGACTCGTGCAGATTTTGCACCAATTATGGCTTTTATAATAAAACAAAGAAGCCGTAAGGAAGATTTTACAATTACCTTACCAACTACATTTGATAGTCAAGGTAACGAGACAGGAACTTTATTAGTAAATGGTTCTCACTCTGCGGGAGATACAACCATAGCTATTGATGCTTTTGCTGGAGACTCAGCTGGTCGTCTTAAAGCTGGAGACCTGATTAAGTTTGCACATGATAAATTATATATGGTGGTTGCAGATGTTACCTCATCAAGTAATGCCGCAACTGTAACCATTGAACCACCTTTAAGAACTGCGTTAGCAGATAACAGTTCTGTAACTTATAAATCTGTACCAGCAACTGTTCATTTAAATAGTGATATGCAAGAGTTTAAAACAAACGCTAACGATAAAGATGGTAATTTATTATTTAATTTTGAGTTTGATGTTATTGAAAGTTTATAATGGCAAGAGGATTATCGAGTGCGGTAAAGACACAATTAGCAACTGGAATTATTGACCCCGTTGTTTTAATAGAAATAGGTTTTGGGACACCAATTTATTTAACAAATGCCAGCTTTGATATAACGTCTAGTGTATCTGGAACATCAAGAACGTATCAATCAAATGGACATCTTCGTAGTATCACTGGTGTAAGCGAAACAAACAAACCTACGAAAAACTCATTATCTCTTAGTTTGTCTGCCGTAGATCAAAGTTATGTATCAGTAGCACTTAGTGAAAATATTATTAATGATAATGTTTATATTTACAGAGGTTATTTAGATAGTAACAATGCTTTAATAAGTGACCCATTTTTATTATTTTATGGAACAATAGACGAATATAAAATTAGCGATAATACTACAACTGCAAACTTAATTTTAACTGTAACATCACATTGGGGAAATTTTGGTAAGATTAGCGGAAGAACCACAACAGACAATTCTCAACAAAGATTTTTTAGTGGCGATAAAGGTATGGAGTTTGCGGCTTTGACTGTGAAAGATATTAAATGGGGTAGAGTATGACAAGTGTTCATTTATACCAAGCAGAAAAAAAAGATATTGAAGATTTAAACTACCTAATAAAAGATTGGAAAGATTCAGATTTAAAAGATTGTAATTTTCCTGAATTGGATACTATTAAGGTAAATCAATATCTTAATAAATTTTTACAAAATGGAAAAATTATTTGTATTAAAAATTTAGATAGAGATGAAATGATTGGGTGTTGTATATTTAACAAATCAGAATATTGGTTTAGTAAACAATCTATAATAATTATACAAATGATTTATATTCATAAAAAATTTAGAAATTATAAACTTGTAAAACAAATTATAGATATGATTAAAAAAGTAGCTGATGAAAACCCTATAGTATTATCTATAACCACAAAATTAGACATAGACCCCGTTTTTAAAAGATTAGGTTTTGAAAACATGGGTAGCAATTGGAGATTAACGTAATGGGCGGCTGGAATCCTCTTGAAGACGTAATAGATTTTGTCGGAGATATAGTTGATGTAGTTGTTGATTTAGTTGAAGATGTTATTGGGTGGCTTAATCCTATTCCTGAAACACCAGATTTTGGAGACAACATAGCCGATCAAAATGCTAAAGGTGTATTAGTAAATAAATTTAGTGCAAATGCACATATACCTATTGTTTATGGAACTAGAAAGGTAGGCGGAAATGTAGTTTTTTTAGAGACTTCAGGAACTGACAACGAGTTTTTGTATATGGCTATTGTAGTTTCTGAGGGAGAAATTGAAGATATTACTTCAATATTCATAAATGATAGTCAGGTTACTTTTGATGGAGATATTGCAGATAACACTCAAAGATCAGTTGCGAGTTCAGATGCAAATTTTTTTAAAGCACCTGATGACGACTCAAGTGCTGAAAGTTTAATAACTATTGAACCTCATTATGGTAGCGATTCTCAAAGTGCATCTACCCTTTTATCAGGTTTATCATCATGGACATCGAACCACCGACTTCGTGGGCTGGCTTACATAGCTTTAAAATTTAAGTGGAATCCTGATGCGTTTGGTTCTTTGCCAACTGTAAATGCAATAGTCAAAGGTAAAAAAGTTTATAATCCTAATTTAGATGGCACTGTCACTGGTGGTTCAGGTTCTCATAGAGCAGATACATCAAGCACATGGGAATATTCAGATAATCCAATTTATCAGTTATTAGATTATTTACGAGATGATAGATTTGGCATGGGAATACCTAACAGTTATTTTGATTCAAATTTTGCTGATTGGCAAGTGGCTGGTGACGTTTGCGATACTGATATAACGCCTTATTCTGGTGCAAGTACGATAGATTTGATGGATAGTCACACAGTGGTTGATACATCTAAAAAAGCTATAGATAATGTTAAAGATTTTGTAAGAGGCTCAAGATCATTTTTAAATTTTAGTGGTGGTCAGTATAAAATATTGGTAGAGGGTTCTGGTTCAGCCGCTATTACCCTTACAGAGGATAACATTTTAGGTGGTATTCAAGTAACAAGTAAAAATAAAAACTCTCGTTATAACAGAGTTGTAGTTAATTTTATTAATCCAAATAAATCGTATCAATCTGATACCGCACAATTTCCCCCCGTAGATGAAACAGGATTAGCAAGTGCAGATACTTTTTCTAATATGCAAACAGCAGATGGAGGCTTGTTATTAGAGGGTCGTTTTGATTTTTCTATGCTGACAGACCCACATCAGGCTCAAGAGATGGCAGAGGTAATTTTAAGACGTTCTAGAACAAGTTTAGATATAAATATAAAAGCAGATGCGACAGCACTAGATTTAAGCATTGGAGATATAGTCAATGTCACGCACGCCACGCCAAGCTTCTCAGCTAAACCATTTCGTGTTCAAGGAATGACACTAAATACAGATCATACAGTAACTTTACAATGTTCAGAACACCAAGACAGTTATTATGCTTTTGGAACACAAGTTGCACCCGCAACAATACCAGATACTACTTTACCAAACCCTTTTAGTGTGTCTCCACCAGCAAGCGTGTCTTTAGATGATGAACTTGTTGAATATGCAGATGGGATTGTAATTACTCGACTATTAATAACAGTAGGTGTATCGCCAGACAAATTTGTTGATAATTATGAAGTACAAATAAAACAAACTTTAGACCCAGACGGAAATGCTGTCACTGATTCTTTTAGAGAGGTAGCAACTGGTAAAACATTAAACTATCAACATTTAAATGTAATTGATGAGGCTACTTACCAAGTAAGGGTAAGGGCGGTTTCTACTATTGGTTCTAAATCAACATTTGTATCAGCAACTAGAAAAATAATTGGTGCTACAGATACACCCGCAGACGTTTCAGATTTTAATATTTCTATGGTTGGTTCAAATCAAATGCAGTTGAGTTGGACTGCGGTTGAAGATTTAGATATTGAATTTTATGAAATAAGATACTCAACAGGCGTATCAACAACAGAGTGGTTTAATACGACAAACTTAGTGCAAGTACCAAGAAGAAAATCTAACAGTGTAACAATAAATACAATAAATCCGCCTTATCATTTATATATAAAAGCAGTTGATAAATTGGGAAATGAGTCCGCAAACCCAGCGATTATATCCTCAAATGTGACCCAATTAGATGCTTTTACTTTAGTCAATACAATCACTGAACAACCAAGTTTTACAGGCACTTTTTCAAACATTTTTTTGACAACAGATAACAACAATAATCCAGCAATTACTTTGGATACAACTTCACTTTTTGACGACAGATCAGGAAATTTTGATGACGCTGATACATCAGGATTTCTTTTTGATACAGGCGGTCTAGATAACAATATTACATCATCTGGTAATTACATATTCAATAATACTTATAGTTTAGATGCTATTTATGACGCAACATTCCAAGTTCAACTAAGTATGCAATCTGACGACCCTTACGATTTGTTTGATAGTGGTAGAGGGGCAAGTTTGTTTGACAATGCTCGTGCACCTTTTGATGGAAATGCACCTACCAATAATTCTGCTGTTATTCAAATTGGAAGTTCTACTACAGGACTAAGCGATATATCTTCATTTACTACTATTGCACAACAAGGAACATTCAAAGGCAGATATTTTAAATTTAGGGCTTTACTAAATTCAAATGATAACAACGCCAGATCGCTTGTAAATGGTTTGCAAGTAAAATTAGTTTTTGAAAAAAGAACTGAAACTGGAGATGATGTTCAGTCTGGCACATCTACAAAATCTGTCACTTTTACTAATAGTTTTTACGCAACCCCCAATATAATTGTTACTGGTCAAGATTTATCTACAGGAGATTTTATGGTTTTAGAAAATAAATCAAAAAGTGGGTTTGACATCACATTTAAAAATAGTAGTAATACAATAATAGACAAACAATTTGATTTTCAAGCAGTTGGTTATGGTTTGAAATCTACTTAAAAAAGGTTTATAAGTAATTATGTCACAAGTTACAGATGTATCACTAGCAAACCAATCATTCGGTAGTTTCCGAACCGAATTAAATAATATTTTAGGTGCTTTGAATTCAATGCACGCTGGAACTTCAAGACCATCGTCAGCAGTGCAAGGCACGATCTGGCTGGATACAACCAATTCAGGTTCAAATTCTTTAGAGATAAAATTCTTTGACGGCTCAGATGATATTTCTTTTGCAACTGTCAATACCTCTGCAAACACTATAAATTTTATAGATAGTACAGTTACTTTTGATATTGTAAATGACACCTCTCCTCAACTTGGTGGAGATTTATCTTTAAACTCTAACGATATTACAGGCACAGGAAATGTTACAATAACTGGAAATGCTACAATCACTGGGAACGTATCAGCTTCAGGCACAATAAGTGGAAAAAAAGTTTGGGAAAGTAAATCGTCAGCATTTACAGCAGAGGGACAAAAAAGATATTTTGTTAATACATCAGGTGGGGCAGTTACAGCAACTTTACCCGCTTCGCCAACGATAGGAGATGAAATAAGATTTGTTGATGCTAATGCAACATTTGATACAAATAATTTAACAGTTGGAAGAAACGGAAAACCAATAATGGGCGATGCGTCTGATTTAACTGTTGCAACAGAAAGAGCCTCTTTTGGTTTAGTGTTTTACGACAACACTCAAGGTTGGTTATTAATGGAGAAATAAAATGAGTAATTATGAGGCTTTAAAATACAGTTTTGATGGACAGAATATAACAGGAATAGGTGGTGTATCTACAGGCACTATCGTGCCTTATGGTTCTGCATCTATTCCATCAGGTTTTTTAGAGTGTGATGGGTCAAATGTTTCAAGATCAACTTACTCGGCATTATTTGCTATCATAGGCACAACTTATGGTTCTGGAGATGGTTCTTCGACTTTTGGACTACCAGACCTTGCTGACAACGTAGCAGTTGGTAAATCAAACAACAAAGCGTTAGCATCAACAGGGGGTGCAAATACAGTTCAAACTACAGGTAATATTGCTGGTTCAACAGCTAACGCAACTTTATCAGAATCTCAACTTGCATCTCACGACCACCAATTTTATTTTGTAAATGCTTTTTCTGGTGGTGGATACGCACCAACTAGAGATGCACTACAAAGTCAAACATTTTATAACACAAATAATGCTGGGTCGGGTGGTGGACACTCTCACAACATGAGTGCTAATTTTACTGGAGATTCAACTTCAGTATTACAGCCTTACTTAGCAGTAGTTTATATAATTAAAACATAGGTAACTAAATGGCAACAAACTCACATTGGACAGTAGTATTTGAAGACAAAAGAATTATTAATCATACAATGAAAGGCACTGATGGTGTTTCGTCTGTTGCTTATGATATTGATGATGACGATTTTTGGAATCAATCTAAATGGGATAATGTTTGGGCTATTCAGTATAAAGATGACGACCACGATTATAACGATACTGTTGAGTACAGAGATGACACACCCCATGCTACATGGACAGATGCAGATTTAGGAAATTTCAGAACACAATTTGTTGATAAATGGGACTCCGCACATTTAGCTAAATTACAAAATGATTGGGATAATAATAATGGAGATACTTACGATGAAGAGGGAAACTTAACACATACTGAAACAGAGTCAGAAAAAATTACGAGAATAGGTGCAAGACCAACAGCTTATAGTTCTTATTAATTTTTTTATGCTTAATTAATGATTGAACGTAAAAATTCAATAAATCATTTTATAGGAATTTATGACAACTATATTTCTGATATAGATTGCTCACAAGCAATAAATTTTTTTAATCAACAAAACAATTTTAAAAAAACAGTTTCAAGACAAGCATTTGAAAAAGCCCCTTTAAACGAGAAAAAAGATTTGCAGTATTTTGGAGAGGCTTCTAATTTAGAAGAATGGATTGAAACACTAAAACCTATGGTTTCAAATTTTGATTTAGCGTTAAAACATTATGAAAATGAAACAGGCATTAAAGATGCTTATGGTATAAAAGATTTTAAATATGCAACATTAAAAATTCAAAAAACATCTCCGAGAGGTGGCTATCATGTATGGCACTTAGAACATAATATAGGTCTCGAAAATTCTCATAGGGCTTTAGCTTATATTATTTATTTA